ATACGTCAACGTCTATCCCCAGCTCTCCAAGGACTACGCTGGAGCCGATGAGAAGACCGTCCGCATCAAGCTCTACGGCGACGCCGAGGCGGCGAGCCGCAGCGAGTTCGAGGCCGTGTGGAAACCGGAGCAGCACCTGTGCGACTGGAAGGATCTGCCGCGTGATGGCACGCTCTACGAAATCATCGACGGCGCGGAGGCCAAGCCCTTCTTCATCGGCTGGTTCATCGTCGATCCGATGGGCCGGTTTTGGCAGGCGCAGGAATGGCCGTGCGAAAGCATTGCCATCGACGACATGATGCCCGGCCCGTGGGCCGTGATGAGCGAAAAGGACCGCATGAACGGCGACGAAGGCCCGGCGCAGAAGCTGCGGCTCGGCTGGAACTTCGAGCAGTATGCCGAGCTGGTGTGGCAGATGCGCCGCCGTTTGCTGGTGAAGATGGCAGAGACGGGCGGCGAGTGGCAGGGGCGCACGGTGTTGCATGTGCCGCGTGCGCGGAATGACGAAACCAGAATGGCGAATGAGGAAGGCATGCTATGTGCCGAGCCGTTCGAGACGTATGGCGACCCGCGCTGGAGCCAGTGGAAGAGCGGAGCCACCGGAGCGACGATCCAGCAGGAGTTCTACGACCTGCCCAATGGCTTCACCATCCTCGTGCCCGAGGGCGTGCGCGTGCAGGAAGGGCTCGCCCTCGTGCGAGATGCCTTTGCCACTACCATCCTGATGCAGCCTAAAGCCCGCGTGAACCGCTAATGCACCAACACCATTTTTGGCCTGCAAAACTTCACCATCCCCGACTACGCCGAGCAGACCAAACGCAAAGACGAAGCCTGCAAAGATCCCGTGGACGTGTGGCGCTACTTCTGCCTCGCCGGGCCGGAGCATGTGCCGCCCGCGGGTTTGGAGATCGTCAGGGGCGGGAGTTATTGAGACAATCAGACAAGGAGACAATCAGACTATGAGCGACACACCAACAACACCAACATCCGACTACGGCGAGCCGTGGAAAGTCGGTCGCATTGATCGCCCAATGGAAGACCGCCATGGGCACGATCCACTGATGCTGCACCGCACTGCCGCGCGCGCTGTGGCTTGCGTCAACGCCTGCGCTGGCATGGCTGACCCGGCTGCCGAGATTGCAGCTTTGAAACAAGTCGGCATCGCCAACTCTGTCATGCACCTTGAAGCCGTCGATGCGGCAGCAGAAAACGCTATTCTCCGCGACCAGCTCGACCGCATTTGCACCGATGGCTTTGGCAATCAAGACACGATCGGTGGCGAGCCTGCTGACGATTATGTGCTTCGTCAGCTTGCCGCCATGCGCGAGGTAATCCGGGAGGCTCACAGAGTTTTGAGGGATATACTCAAAAACTACGAATGCGGCCACCTTATCGACTCTCAATGTGAAACTGCCCTCGCCAAACTCCAACGCTTCATCACGCCATGACCACCACCCCAAAACCCACCGCGCCCGCCAAACCGGCGAGCAAGCCCGCGTTGAAAACCTTGATCACCTGGGCGGAGGTGATGGCGCATGCGCGGCGGGCTCGGATTGGCGAGCACACGGCGCGGAAGATCATCTGCCGGCAGGACAGCCCGGCTAGAATCCTCTTGCCATCCATGGGCAATTACCGCTATGATGAGGCCGTTGTGCTGCGGGAGTTTGGGCTGCTTTGATCCATTCCTGCCCGCACGGCCATGCTCACTTCCGACCTCGAAACCGGCGAAACCTACGTCGTCGCCTCCGATGAAACGCTCGATCCTACTTGGGTGATCGACGAGATGACGCTTTCGCTCACCGATCTGGGGCCGTGGATTCAGGACATGCAAGACCATGAACGCACCGCGCTGGCCGTTTGGGCCGGACAGTCGCAGGATGGGCGCAAGCATGCCGCAAACTACGGCAAGAAGGTGTTCCCCTTCGAGGGCTCCGCCGATTCCCGCGTGCATCTGGCAGGCGAAGCCATCGACCAGCTCACCATGCTGGAGATGCTGGCGATCGAGAGCGCCAAGGTGCAGTTCATTGCCATGGAGGCCAGCGATGCGTCCGCTTCCAAGAAGGTCGAGACGCTGATGAAATACGAAACGCGGCAGCGCCTGCGTGCCGAGCTGTGGCGCGAGCGCAATTTTGCCCGGCAGATCAAGCACACCTGGGGCCATGCCGTCATGCACGTTGGGTGGGAGCAGCGCATGGGCACGGCGCAGGTCACCCTGAGCGTCGAGGATCTGGTGCAAGATCACACGCAGACCAAACTCGCCGAGGCCCGGCTGCAAGCCGCCGAGGCGGGCATGCAGCCCATCGACGCCGATGGCGAACTGCTCACGCCTGAGCAGCAGCTCGCCATCGCCGATGCTGCCGAGGCCGAGCTGAACGACTTGCTGCGGGCGGAAGATGTCGCGCCCATCGTCGCGATGATCCGCCGCCGTTACCCGCTGCTTTCACCCGTGCGAGCGCGGCGTGTGGCGCGTGAACTGCGCACCGAGGACAGCGTGACCTTCACCGCGCCGTATCGCAAACCGGGCAAGCCCTGCGTCCGCGCCTACCTGCCCGGCATTGATGTGTTTTACCCGCACTGGTGCGGCCAGGTGGACCGCGCCCCGTGGGTGGCGCACGTTGAGCAATACACCGAACCTGAGATCAAAGCCAAAGCCAAGACCGACGGCTGGAACGAGGAAGCCATTGACGCCCTGCTGGACATGGGACCGAAGCCCGTTGTCGATACCTCTGCCGTGCTCAATACCACCGCCGCCAGTGTTGAGCGCATCCTGAACGAGCCCGCCCGCGACACCTTCACCGCCCGCTATCGCAACCGCGAGCAGACCTGGTATGAGGTGCTGCGCATCACCGTGCAGACCGTCGATGAGGAAGGCTATCCTGCCGTGCAGGAGCTGATCGTGCATCCGTCATTGGTCGGCAAGGATCGCCGCAAAGCGGACAAGGAACTCGTGTTCGTCAACCGCTTGCTGGATTACTACTTTGACGGCGGCTGTTACGTCGATCTGCGTCGTGAATACAAGGCACGTCCGCTGTTTGAGAGCCGCGGCGTGCCGGAAATGGTTGGCACGCATCAATACCTGCTCAAGAGCACGCGCGATGCCAGCATGGACCGCACGAGCTTTGCCACCATGCCCATCGTCAAGGTCACGGGCCGCCGTGCTGGCAGTGGTGCCCGCTGGGACTACGAGCCCGGCACGAAGCTGCCCGTCGAGTCTGGCGGCGATGCCGACTACATGCGTCCGCCTCCCTTGGATCAAGGCACCATCCTTGATGCCAACGAGATCCGCAAGGACGTGGCCAATCTGCTCGGCCTGCATCATCGCGAGATCGACGTGGCCAAGGTGCAGATGCACCAGCAATGGATCGTCGCCGGAGCCCTCATGGAAGAGCGCGAGATCCTGCGCCGCATCCTCGCGCTGGATCAGCAGTTCATGGACCCGCTCTATGTCAGCCGCGTGCTTGGCAATGGCCCGCAGCCCTTCCAGGTCACCCGCGAGGAGATCGCAGGCAGCTTTGATTTCGTGCTGGAGTTCGATGTGAAGAGCCTGGACATGGAGTATCTGCAAAAGCGCTGGAGCGCTTTGAAGGACGCCTTCAGCATTCCCGGCGTCGCCGGACAGGTGCCCACGGTGCCCGTCGTATCGTGGCTGCTCAACAACATCGACCCCGGCCTCGCTGATCTGGTCACCGGCAGCCTCAGCGAGCGCAATGCCGCCGAGGCCGAGGAAGAAAAAGCCGCCATCGCCATGCTGCTCACCGGCGTGGAGCCCACCGTCACCGAGAGCATGGATGCCGCCACCCGTTTGCAGGTAGATCAAGAGCAGATGCAGAAGAACCCCGCCGTCGCGCAGGCCTATGCCGCCGGAGGCATGTTCACCGAGATGCTCAACCGCCGCATGGCCGCCTTCCAGTTTGCCGTGCAGCAGCGCACGGAAAATGCGCAGGTGGGTAGGACGGGATTTAAGCCGGTGGTGGAGTGAGTAATCGTAATCAACAAATAGGACAGACTCTTTCGAGTTGTTGGCGTCAGCCAATGGTTCGCCGCTGTGCGTCGGGAACGCTCAATCAAACACGCAAAACTAAAACTATGATTGAAGGCAAAATACTCTGGCTGGAGCCTGAAGACAAAAACACAGAGGCTCAGGAAGCTGATGCGCTTGTGGTCATCAAGAATGGCCGCATGATCAAAAATAGATTTGGCACGCTTGCCCCAAACGAAGAAGCGGAAAAACATCTCAAACGCAAAATCCATGTTCAGCTTATCAGCGGCGCTCTTTCTGGACCGCTGATGGATTTCGAGGATGGTCACGGTCCTGTGCATTGCATCGACCGCTTGGACACAATCGGCCAAGTATGTGCTGATGGCGTCGATGAAATCATGAAGATCTGGCGTGAACGCGAATGGCTGTAAGACTCCACCGCAGGCCGCGGCGCGTGCTGCGGCCTGCGGTGACGCTAATTATTCGAACCTACATTCCAAATAGCACTCCAGCACCATGCCACGCCCAGCCAAACGCTTGCTCATTGAAACCTGCATGGAGGCCGGTCCTTTGACCGAAGGCCAGATTGCGGATGCACTCGAAGCCACGCATGACACGCGGGAGATGCGGGCCGTGATGAGCTTGCTGGAATGCTTCATCGGCGAAGCGCATGCGGAGATGACCGTGCGCAATCAAGAGCCGCGCATCCGCGATGAGGCCAGCGGCGCGGCGCGATACCTGAAGGACTTGCGAGCGGACATCATCCGGCTCACGGCACGGAAGAAACCGGAGGCCAAAGCGGAAAACTGAGTCGCACATCACCTCAGATCGCCTCACATTGCGGCAGATCGTGTCAGATTCGGAGCGCGTGAGATTGTTTGTATGCAAACGGTGTGATGCAGTGGCGGCGTGCGCAGGGCGCACGTCTTATGTTCATCTCAACTCATGCGGTTCCAAACGCACCGGCTGCCCGCTCGGCAGGTGGTGATGTCGCCTCCGCAGGCGGCACGGGCTCGAACGCACCCGTAGAAGCTGGCGTTCAGGGCGGTCCTGACGGATCTCCGTTGTCCATTTTTGAGTCACTGGCCGGCCACACGGTTGCCGAGCAGATGGCCGCGATGGGTGCAGCGGAAGGAGTCAAGACAGAGCCGGTGAAGGCCAAGGCCAAAAGCCAGCCGACACAAGCCGCCGCGAAACCGAAGTCTCCACCTGTCACCTCGACAGCCGACGATGACGACGACGCGGGCACCGATGACGCCGATGAGTCCAACAACACGGACGGGACCAATCAGGACCGCGATGCGATCCTGCCCGACGATGAGGACGACTCTGCCGAGGTGACCGCCGAGGACGAATCGGATGCTGACGAATCCAACGACGATGCGGACGACGGGGAAGCAGGCGACAATGACGACGCTCCCGAGGACACGAAGGAGGCCGCCACCAAGCTCAAGGCACTGGAAAAGGACAATTTCAAGACGCGGGCCAAAAACCGCGAACTGCGCGAGCAGCTTGAGAAAATCCAAGCCCGTGTGCAGGAGCTGGAAAGCCAGGGCACCACAGCAGGCACGCCGCTCTACGGCATGCCGGAAGGATTCGAGGCCGTGAAAACGGAGCAGGATCTGACCCAGCTCGAAGCGCAATGGCAGGCAGCCAAAGAGTGGGCCGAGGATCACGAGCAGGAAGGCTACACCGGCAATGACGCACAAGGCAACGAGGTGGAATACACCCCGCAGCAGGTGCGTCAATACCGCCGCCAGATGGAGAAGGCACTGAAGCAGGCCGACAAAGCCCGCAGCGTGCTGAGGGACCGGCTGGCCAAGGAATCCGATGCGAAGGCCATCGCCAGCAAGAAGTATCCCTTCGTGCTCGATGCCACCAGCAGCCGCCATGCCCTCGTGAAAGAGATCGAGTCCGAGCATCCCGAGATCAGCCTGAGCCCGCAGCGCGCCCTTCTTCTAGGCCGCCTCGCCGTGGCGAAGCTGCTCGAAAGCGGTGCTTATGAACTCGTGAAGAAAGGCAGCAGCAGCAAACCCGCCGCCGCCAGCGTCGCCAAGAAAGTCGCCCCGCCTGCTCCCCCGCCGCCTGCTCGCCGCCAGGCATCTGCCTCTGACGCCTCCGCACCCTTTGCCAGTCTCGCCATGAGCCTCGCGCAAAACACGGTCGCCAGTCTGAAGCATGCCGCCTGACCTGTGAGACCCGGACCTTTTGCGGAAAACCTGAACCTCAAACTTCACCTTTTCCAAGATCATGCCCGCCACCTTTGAACGCACCCAAGTGGGACGCCGCGAAGACCTCGCCGACGCCATCTACAACATCGACGCGAAGGACTATCCTTTGCTCTCCGCCATCCCGAAAGGGAAAGCCGCCGTCAAGACCCGCTTTGACTGGCAGGCCGACAGCTACGCCACCCCGAGCACCGACGGCGTTGTCGATGGTGCCGACGTGAGCACCTACGAAGACGCCGCCGAAAATCGCGGCCTGCTCTCCAACTACGTCCAGAAGGTGCGCCGCACCCCGATGGTCACGGAGATGGCGCAGGACGTGTCCGACGTGGCTGGCCTCGCCTCCGAAATGGCCGGTGCCATCGCCAAGAAGACCATCGAGTGCAAACGCGATGTCGAGGCCACCCTCGGCAGCGACAACGAAGCGCAGGCCGACAACGGCACGGTGCCTTACAAGACGCGCGGCCTCGGCAAGTGGGCGCTCAGCACCGCGCAAGCCGTGCTTCCGGTGCCCTCCGCCTTCCGCACGCCCTCCGCCAGCATCGACGCCACCGCGCTTGCCAGCGTGACCCGCGCCGTGGTGAACAACGTCATGAAGAGCCAGTATGCCCAGACCGGCAAACGCGGCACCTACATGCTCGTGTGCGGCACCAGCCTGAAGGCCCGCTTCACCGAAATGGTCGGCTACTCGCCCACCGTGTCCAACTTCACCGCCATCACCCAGACCAATCGCGGCCAGGGCTCGAAGTGGAGCGACACGATCGAGAGCTTCACCGGCGACTTCGGCACCTACGACCTCGTGCTCTCCAACTGGCTCGGCTTCTCCGCCGGTGCGGCCGATGCCCGCCGCGGCTACGCCATCGACCCCTCCATGATGGAGCTGAAGTTTAACAAGCAGTGGGCCTACAAGGCGCTGCCTGACCTGGACGGCGGCCCGCGTGGTGTGATCAGCGCCATCTTCGGCCTCGCGGTCAAGAACCCGCTCGGCCTCGCGAAGTTCGCCGCTACCGCCGACAGCTAACCCTGACACCGGGGCCGCGTGATGAGCGCGGCCCCGGATTTCTTCCCCTCGCAGATTCATTCTCACCCACTTTTTGAAAGGACACTTTTATGGCTGACCAAGCAGTTACCCTCTCCACCGCCACCAGCGCCAGCAATGGCATCAAGATCGAGCGCCTCAGCGCCGAAACCAAGCGCCAGACGGGCTTCACGCACCGTTTCCGCATCCCCTTCGATGTGATCAACACCAGCACCTGGACCACGCAGGGCGATACCGTCACGGTCACGCTCGGCTCCACGCCCACGAAATTCATCGTGGACAAGGCTGCGGTGAACATCTCCACCGCGTTTGCCACCACCGGAACGCTCACCATCCAGGTGGGCACGGATGGCGACCCTGACAACTTCGTCGATGCCCAGGACGCCAAGACAGCCGCCGTGCTGATCGGTGCCACGGGTGCCGCTCCGGTCACGGAAGCCGGCACGACCGGTGTCGCCAGTGATGTGTTGGTGGCCCGCTTCACCACGCAGGGCTCCACCGGTGCGCCTGCGGACATCACTGCCGGTGTCGCTGAGGTTCTCCTTGGCATCACCGATGTCGATGACGCCATCTAATGCTTTGCCGTCGATCCTGACGGCAAACCCAACGCGCCTCACAGCACAACCTGCTGCGGCTCGGATCACACCGGGCCGCAGCAGGGGTGAAGGCGGTTCCTTGTTCGTTGTTCTTTGTTCCTACCTTCTGCCTTTCCTGACTCATGTTTGACTCCGAAGAACTCATTGCCGAGCTGCACGCGCAGGGTGGACCCTCGCTGGTGGCTGCTGTGGAGCGGGAGTTTCGCACGGGCTGGGAATTGCAGAAGCACTGGGCCATGCAGAAGGAGCAAAGCCGCGCCGAAGTGGGCCATGCCCGCAGCGCCGCCGTCGATGGCCTGGGCTACATCTCCAGCAGTATCGACTCCAATTCCTACTTCTACTGGCTGAACAAAGGCCGGAATGAACTCGGCTGCCAAAACGTGTGGGCAGAGGACGAATTTCGCCGCGACTACGCCAAGAAGAACACGCAGACCGTGGTGAAGTATCAAAGCGCGCAACCACGCAGCGGCTGGACTCCTGACATGGACACCTCGCGCGGCACCGCGCCGCAGCTCGTGCTCGGCAGCAAATACGGAATGGGGGTGGCCGCATGAACGGCGTCGCTTTCAAAACGCTGCGTGACGGCTGCATCGAGGACGCAGGCCTGCTCAGCGCGCAGGACGCCACGCTGAATGCGCGGTTCACCTCCTACATCAACACCGCGCTCGATTACGCCTATCCGTGGAACCTCGACGGCTGGCGCGAACTGCGCAAAGCCACCGCCGAAACGGTGACTTCGCAGGTCATTGATCTGAATACCGTTGGAGCGGGCTACTGGGGCGTGTGTCACGTGCTCGGCGTCACGAAGGAGCACCCGTGGAAAAGCAGCAACCCCACGCCGCGCGAGTATGACGTGGCCGGCACGGACATCATCGTGCCCGACACCGTGACCGATGCCACGCTGTGGGTCGCGCACATCGAGGCACCGCCCGTGTTCTCCAGCACCGCCTGGGCCACCGGCACCCCGTATGTCGTCGGCGATGTGCGGCTCGAAGGCAACGATTGCTACTACTGCCTGACCGCGCACACCAGCGGCACCTTTGCCACCGATCTGGCCGCCAGTAAGTGGGCCATCCTCAAAGTGCCCGGCTTCCTCAACATCCCCGTCCGGCAAGCCGTCGTGCAGGCCTATCTCCGCACCGATGGCCAGGAGCAGACCAGCCAAAGCATCCAGCGCCTGCTCGATACTCATCTCAATCAAATCGCCACCCGGCACACCCCAGCCATCCGCTGACCGCTATGCAGACCACCATCGACACCAAAAACTTCCAAGGCGCTGGCGTCCCCAGCAACTACGCCAAAGCCACCGCTGACGGCACCGTGTTCACCCTCGCCAAAGGCGAAGTCGGTTTCATCCAGAACCTCGACGACGCCGCGCTTGCGGTGAAGTTCGGAGCCACCGCCAGCACCACCAGCTTCAACGTCATCCTCCAAGCCGGATCGGCCGCCGATGATGGCAAGGGAGGCTTCATCTACGTCACCGATTACGTCGGCGTCGTCAGTGTCGCCGCCATGAGCGGCACCGCCAACTACATCGCCTGGAAACGCGTGCTTGCCTGACCTCATGACGCCCCTGCTCCGCAGTCCTTCGCAACTGGTGAACCCGCTGGCCCGTCAGCGGTTCATGGGGTTTGGGACGGCTCCGGGCGGGGCGGCGACCTTTAATCCGTTGTCGCTTTCGCCTTCGACGTGGCTGGATGCGTCGCAGGAAACGCTGACAAACGGCGATGCCGCGCAGCCGCTGGATTTCAGCGGGAATGGCCGGCAGTTCACAAACGCGACCTCGACGCGCAGGCCGACCTTCACGACGAATCAACAGAACGGGAAGCCCGGCTTTGTGTTCGATGGGGTGGACGATTATGTCCGGCCCACTTCGGGTATTGTCATCAAATGGGTGTTTTTTGTGGCAAAGCACAACGGCGCAACGTTTCCAGGCTTCTCCGGTTTCTACAACAACCTGAGCAGTGGCGGGGGCGACCACACGTTCATTGGCAGCGGCAGCGGTGGCACGACCTTGTTTAGCTTCCCGGCTTCGCTTGGGACAGTCACTTACCGTTTCAATCGGGCCGTTTCGGCCAGTCGTGCCGCTCCCATGAATGCGGCAGGCTTGATGGTGGCAAAATTCGGGACAGCCATTGGAGCCGGATTGGCGGTGGGCCTCGGCGGTGACCGCCTTCTCGCGGGCCGCTGGTTCAACGGAACCGTGTTCGAGCTTTTGGAGTTCACGGCGGACCTAGCGGAAGCGGATTGCACCGCACTGGAAAACTACCTCGCCGCCAAATGGGCAACTCCTTGATTCATCATGACTCGCGGACTTATCATCATTCAATCGGCTCATGTTCCTAGCGCCATTGCGTTGGCGACGGCTTCGCCGTTTTTGATGTCCGAAGAAGCGGCTGCGAATCTATGGGTGCCGTGCGCCAGTGCCACCGGCGCGGAACCGGCCACGCATCATTGGTGCGGTGGCAGTTTTGCGCCTGAGCACTGGAACGCCATCCTGGGCCTCGCCATGCTGTTGCCGTGGGCTGACGCGCACGAATACGATTTGATCGAGCAGCCGGACTATCCGCGCTCGCGACTGGCTGCGCTGAACCTTTTACCGCTGGAGGTGCCGCAAACGTGAGCATTATGGATGA